AACGGCAACTGGCTCTCCCCTGCCCCGCAAGATTCGAGGGTCCCATGACGATCGACCGGAACTGCGCGTTCATCATCATCGCCGCCTTCGCCATCGGCTTCTACGCGTCGAGCTGCTCGAGCTCCCAGCCGACGCCGGCGACCGACCGGCCCGTCCTCCGCTGGATCGCCCGCGCGGCAAAGAGCCTCTTGTGGGTCGCGCTCGTGGCCGAGCAGCCGCCGGCGGAGCAGCCCGATCATCGGCTGTACCAGTCGCCCGAGATCGGGGCGGACGGCTATCAGATCGTCGACCACTCGCGAGGTTGGTGAACCATGACGTTTGTCGAATGGCTGATCTCGCTCCTCGTCTGGCTGTCGGCCGAGCCGGCCGCCATCGACCGCGAAGCCCCGCACGCGGCGGCAGCGGTGGCGGCAGCCCGCGCGACGATGGCCGTCGAGGCGCCGCCCGAGCCGGCCCCGGCGCCGAAGCCCGAGAAGTGCTGCTCCGACTGCGGCGGCACCGGCACGATCACCCACGGCGACGGCCACCGTACACCCTGCCCCTGCCCGAGTACCTGCCCCTGCAAGAGGAGTAAGAAATGAGCGTCACTCTCAGCCTGTCTTCGAAAATCACTCTCAGCGCCAAGCAAGAGGGCGACGCGTTTGTCCAGGCGCCGGCGATCAACTCCTACTTCGCGCTGACCAACGGCAGCGGCGAGGGCCAGGGTAATGCCATGTGGCACAAGGAGCTGACGGTCGCCAACGACAGCACGCAGACGCTCGACCTGACGAGCCTTCCGGTCAACGCGCTAAACCTCTCCGACACGCTCTACTTCTGGAAGATCCGGACGTTCTACGTGCACAACACGTCGACGACCGCCTCGGTCGAGATCTTCGCGGCCGATGCGGAAAATGATCCGTGGGATGCGCTCTACACGGTCCCCGTTACCCTCGGGCCTGGCGGGACGCTGCTGGCGATGGACCGCGTCGGCTGGCTCGTCGGCGGCACCAGCAAAACGATTAAGCTAATCAACGCGGTCACGGCCGAGAGCTTCGTCGGGGACACGGTCGCCGATTCGCGGGTGATCGGCGGCATCTCGGACACGTCGGCCCTCGAGGTCGGGATGATCGTCGTCGGGACGGGCGTCCCGGCCGGCGCAAAGATCACGTCGAAGACGGCATCGACCGTCACGTTGAGCGTGGTTGCGACGGCGGCCGGCACCGACACGGAGTTCGACGCCGCACACCCGGACCCTGTTCTGGTCGTCAGCCTGGCCGGCGTGCTCGACTGAAATTCCTACCGTAGTCCGGCGCGACTTCAACGGTGATCGTTTGGGTCTGATGATTTCGGTCGGTACGGAAACCACCACCCGCAATTAGGATCATCGAACATGAAGCTCCGCACGCTCCAGGACGAGTCGGCAAAGGTCATCGCCGAGCTCGAGACGCTCCGCTCGTTCTCCTCGGACAACGCCGACGAGGTCTCGACCGCCCAGGCTCGGATCGACGAGCTGTCGGCCCGTTCGGACAAGATCCACGCCGAGGTCCAGCGCGAGCTGGCCCTCGACGCGAAGCTCGCCGCGCTGCGGACCGTGATCCACTCCGACAGCGACGCCCGTGGCGTGGTCGCTCCGGAGCCAGAGCAGAAGGACCTCTCGACCGAGATCCGCTCGGGCGTCAAGGCGTTCTCCTCGGCGAAGGCCGCGGCGGCCGTCGGCGGTTACCTCCGCCAGCTCTTCACCGGCGAGATCCGGGCGATGGGCGAGACGAGCACCACGTACGACGCGCTGGGTGCCGAGTACGTCGTCAAGGAGCTCTACAACGCGATCGTGAACCGGCTGCAATACAGCTCGGTCGCGCTCCAGCTCGCGACGGTCGTGCGGCCCAACGCTCAGAAGATCTCCTTCCCGAAGGTGGGCGACGCCACGGCGTCGTTCGTGGCCGAAGGCTCGGCGACGACCGACCAGGACATCTCGACCAGCGCCGCCGACCTGACGCTCTACGAGATGCGGGCGAGCGTCGCCGTCTCGCGGAGCCTCATCGAGGACAGCCCGATCGACGTGGCCGGCCTCGTGGCGGAGCGGTTCGCTCTGTCCTACGCGACCAAGTTCGACGCGGTCTGGCTCGGCGGCAACTCGTCCAGCCCGTCGATCACCGGCCTTGCGGCCTCGGTGGCGTCAGGCAACACCATCACCGTCGGTGCCAGCGCCGCGACGACCGTCGCCAACCTGGCCGACGTGGTGGGCAAGGTGGACGAGGCCATCATGGGGACCGGATCGTGGGTCTGCTCCAAGGCAGGCTGGGTCGATCTCATGAAGTTGTGGAGCGCCCAGCAGACGACGTTGACCGTCGGCGGCGGCCGGATCGTGCCGAGCATTTTCGGTGCCCCGGTCTACATCGTGAAGGGTCTCCCGACCAACACGCTCGCCCTCTACGGCGACTTCGCGATGGCGACCGCCGTCGGCCTCAAGGCCAACGGCCTCGAGATCGAAGCCGGCCGCGAGATCCTGATGCGGAACCGCCAGGTCCTCTACGTGGCGAACACCCGGTTCGGCGTGGTCAATCACGCCCCCGAGTTCGTCGGCCGCCTGGCGAAGGCCGCCTCGGCCTGATCGTGACAACGGCACAAGGCCCGGGGCGGCAAGGACGCCGCCCCGGGCTCTTGCCTGCACCTATGGAAACCATCCGACTCCTCAAAGCGTATCGCGGCTACAAGGCCGGCCAGGTCATCACGGCCACGCCGGAGCTCGCAAAGGTCCTCGGGGAGTCGGGAGTCGCGGTTCCGGACCGGCAGACGGTCCTGCCGCAGGTCTCGGAGCGGGCGGTCGCGCCCGGCCCGCAAGCTGCCGAAGTCCGATAGGAGCCCGCCATGCTTCCCCGCTCAGTGGTCGTCGTGACGCATCCGACGGTCGAGCCGGTGACGCTCTCCGAGGCTCGGCTTCATCTGCGGCTGTCGGCCGACCAGACGGACGACGACCGCCTGATCGCGTCCCTGATCTCCACGGGCCGCGCCCTAGTCGAGAAGCGGCTCGGAGTCTCCCTGGTCAAGCGGCGGCTGCGGGCGACCTACAGCGGCGAAGGCAACGTCCTCGAGCTGCCCTCCCCTCCCCTGCTGCTGGACGTCGACCATACGCTCGCGATCACGGCCGACGCCGTCGCGGTGTCCTCCACCGCCTACGAGGTCGACTCCGACAGCCGGCCGGCGACCGTGACCCTCTCGACGCCGCAGAACCTGCCGCTTGTCGTGACGTTCTGGGCAGGCGGCCAGCCGCTCGCCCCGCAGCTCCGCTCCGCGATCCTGCTCTACGTCGGGCACCTCTACTCCAACCGCGAGCTGGTGGTGACCGACGGTTCGCAGCCGGCCGAGCTGCCCTTCGCGTTCGAGACGCTCCTCGCCAGCGAGTCCGTTACGGGAGTCTGGTAGATGCCCATCGCTGCCGGACTGCTCCGCGAGAGCGTGACGATCCAGTACCCGACCGAGGTCCGCAACGCCCTCGGCGAGTCGACTCAGACGTGGAGCACCCTCACGACCAGGCGGGCGATGATCGAGGCGATCTCCTACACCGAGATGGAGCGCCGCGGGCAGATCGGCGGCAGCGTCTCGTACACGGTGCGGATGCGGTACGTCCCGGGGATCACCGGCCAGATGCGGATCCGGTGGGACAGCCGCGACGGGAAGATCCTCTACGTCTCGTCGGCAGTCGAGCGCGGCCACCGCGAGGAGCACGAGCTGACGTGCGAGGAGCAGGCCACATGAGCGCCGTTTTCTTTAAGGCCAACTGGGCCGAAATGGAAAAAGAGACAAAGCACCTGATTGACGCCTATCGGAAGCTCCCTCCCTACATTGCAAAAAAGCACCTGCGGGCGTCGATGCGGCGGTCGATCAAGCCATTCGTTCCGGCACTCAAGGCCGCGACGCCGAAGCGTTCCGGCAACCTTCGCCGCAGTGTCAAGGCGATGGCGAAGTTCTACAAGCGGGCGGAGCACGGCAGCGTCGCGGGCGTTGTGGGTTTTTCCCGCGGGTCGAAAACAGTCCGCAACATGGGAAACCATTCCGCGATCGTAAACGACGGAACCGATCTACGCCGGAAAGCCAGCGGCGCCAGTACTGGCAGGATGCCGGCCCGAAGGATGCTCCAGCAGACGCTCGCATCCCACGGTAAGGCAATCCTGGCGAACGTCGTTTCCGAGCTGGCCGTCGGCCTGGAGCGGGCGGCCAAGGAGCTCGCGGCAAAGAACAAGGGAGGCTGACGCATGGCAAGCCCGGAAGCATGGCTGCGCGGGGCGATCGAGGACGCGGCCGAGTGTAACGCGTACCCGGTGCAAATCCCGGAGGGCGCCGCCCCGCCCTTTGTCCGCTACGCCCGGGAGGGCACCGAGCGAGTCCGCGGCCTGGACGGGTCCGGCTCGCCGGTCGGCGAGTTCCTGCTCGAGATCTACGCCGACAGCTACCTCCAGACGAAGACGCTCGCCGACGCTGTCCGGGCCGCGATCAACAACTTCAACGGTGAGGCGGAGGGCTGCACAATCGACGATGTTCGATTGAGCGACGAGAAGGACGGCGACCCGATCTACATGGATGGCCGCGACGTCCCGACCTACATGGTCGAGCAGACCTATTCAATCTTCTGGCAGGAGTGACTATGGCCGTTCTGTCAACGATGCCGACGGTTGGCCCGACACTGCCTGCCGGCTGCACCAACGTTAAGGTAAAGAGCTCTGCCGCAGACCCGACAAGCTCGGGCAATAAGATCGACGTCACGACGCTTTCCGACTCCGAGCGGGTCTACGAGGACGCGCCGCTCGTGGACGTCGGAGCAGGAGCGGACGAAGGCATCACGCAGACCGTCACCTGCACATTCTTCGGCGAAGCGCCGGCGGTGAACACGGACTCCACCGCGACCGGCTGGCTGTGCACCGAGGTTGAAACCGAATGGGCCGTCGGGGACATGATCAAGGGTACGGCAACCTACACGTACAAGGCCCCACCGGCCGAGTGAGGAAATAACACATGGCGACACCAGCGCAGGGCGTCTCGTTCGCGGGCCTTCCGGACGGGCTCACGAACGTCAAGGTGAAGCGGGTCGGCATCGACCCGACGAGCTCGAGCAATCGGCTGGACGCGTCCACGCTCGACCTGGCCGCAGGCTCGGACCGTGTCTACATCGACGGCCTGCCGGACTCCGGCGCCGGCGCCGTGAGCGGCGAGACAGCCACGATCACCTGTTCGTTCTTCGGAACGCCACCGACGGCCGGCGACGTGATCACGTACGGCGGCGCACAGTACAAGTGCACCGAGGCCGAGACCGAGTACGCGGTCGGCGAGCTGGTCAAGGGCACGGCGACCTACGTCTCGATCCCCGACTGATCCGGGGAGGTCGCGATGGCGAATCCGGCGCAGGGCGAGACGTTCTCCTGGGGCATCGCCGTAGGAGAGGTGATCTCCATCAGCGTTAGCCCGCGAAAAGCGAACCTGACGGACGTCACCACGATGGGGAACGCCGGCGTCGAGGGCGGCGGTTTCGTCGTCCGCAGATACGAGTGCCTGTCTGTTGACTCAGGCGAGGCATCGGTCAGATTTTTCGGGACCGGGTTCGACGTCTCGGCAATCGGCACGAAGGCCGGCCTGTCGGCCCTCGGTGTTTCCGGCGAGGCGATCCTCGAATCGTACGAGGTCGAAGCGTCAGTCGGCGACCTGGTGCGGGCGTCCGCGAAGTTTCGATTTACCGGCTTCTAGGAAAACCAAATGGCACTGACCAGCAGAGAAGCGATCCTCGGACTCCGCGATCTTGGCGAGCCCGTCAAGATGCACATTCCCGAATGGAAGGACGACGTCTACCTCCGCCGCCCGTCCGCCAACGACCGCGACGCGTGGGAGCTCTACTGCCAGGAGCACACGAAGACCCCGCACAAGGTGTGGCGGGCGAAGCTGGCGGCCATGCTCATCTGTGACGAAAGCGGGAAGCTACTCTTCACCGACAAGGAAGTCGCCGCCCTAGGCGAGCGGTCGGCCGCGGCGCTCCATCGCATTTGGGAGAAGGGCCTCGAGCTGATGCGGATCTCGGAGGCCGACGTCGCGGAACTGGAAAAAAACTGAGGAGCCAGGCGGGGGCGTACGACCTCTTCGCCTATCGCCTGGCCTTGGAGCTCGGGATCTGGAACGTCGAGGAGTGGAAGAAGGAACTGACGGTCGAGCAGCTCCGCCGATGGATCGCCTTCTATCGCGTGGAACCGTTCGGGATGGACTGGAGAAGGACGGCACGACTGGCAGTTTCGGTCGCCAACGCTTTCGGGGCGAAGGTGTCATCGGATGCGGAGGAGATGTTCATTCCCGGCTACGACCCGTCGCGGCCGACCCAGACGCCCGAGGAGATGGCGGCCGAGCTCGCGAAGCTGAAGGTCCCCCAGAAGAAGAAATAACGTGGCAACGATCGGCAAAGTACGGGCAGTATTCACGGCGAGCACCAGCGGACTGACGTCCGGGGTGAACGCTGCGAGCGCCTCCATGCGGAAGTTGCAAAGCGACGTGAAAGGGATGCGGTCGAGCCTGTCGATGCTGACGGCGATCAACGGGGCGCAGCTCTTCGCGTCGATCGCCAGCGGGGCGAGCCAGGCTGTGCGGTCGCTGGTCGGGATTGGGCAGGCGAGCGCCGAAACGATCGACAGCACCTCAAAGCTCGCGGCCCGTCTGGGCATGACCTACGGCGAGCTCGCCGGCCTGGCCTACGCCGGCGACCTGGCGGGCGTAGGCATGGACACGATCGCCAACGCCGCCACGAAAGCGGACGTCGCCTTCGTAAAGGCGGCCGGCGGGTCGAAGGAGGCCGCGGCGAAGTTTGCGGCGATCGGACTGTCGGTCGACAAGCTCTCCGGCATGACCGCCTCTGAGCGGTTCGACGCGATTGCCCAGGCGATCTCGACGCTCCCGAGCGAGGCCCAGAAGGCGGCCGCCGCCGTGTCGATCTTCGGCAAGGCCGGCGCCCAGCTCCTGCCGCTCTTCGCCGGCGGCGCCGCCGGCATCCAAGCGGCCCGGGCCGAGGCGGATAAATTCGGGATGGCTCTCACGAACATGCAGGGCCAGAACGTCGAGGCGATGAACGACGCCTTCACGCGTGCCCAGAAGGCTGTCGGCGGCGTGATCGACCAGGTCGTCGCGTACCTCGCCCCGGCGATCCAGAACGTAACGGACGGACTGACGGCCCTTATCGCGTCGACCGGCGGAAAGAACCTCGGGCAGCTCATCGGCGAAGGAATCCTGGCGGCCGCTCAGTCGTTCGCGTTTGTGGCCGACTCGTTCATCGCCGGAGCGAAGGTCGTCTGGGACTACGCGTCTTCGATCGGGGCCATTTGGGAAGCGGTCTGGAACGTCGGCGAAGGCGTCGCAAGTTACCTTCAGGGTGTCGCGCAGTTCTGGAAGTCCATCTTCCAGGGAGTGGCGGCCATCATTGCCGGCGTTGTCGGAAAGGCATTGGAGGGAGTCGGTCGCGTTGCAAGGCTCATCCCCGGGTTTGGCGACACTGGGTCGGCGATCCAGTCTGCCGGTGAGTCAATGCAAGGCTCCGCGGCCGGCCTGTTGAAGAGCGCCCAAGATTCAATGAAGGGAGCCGGCGAAAGCTTTAGAAATGCCATCGGCCTCGGCGGCGAGGAAGCCGGGCAGAACAGCGTCGGCCCGATCTCGGAAGCGTTTGCCAAGGGAGCCGAGACAGCCCGCGACGCGTTCTCAAAGATCGACTTCGCAGCCCCGACGACGATCCCGCAGGTCGACGGAAAGCAAGCGGCGGCGGAGATCGCCAGCGTCACCAGCAAGGGGATCAACGTGGACGGCCGGCAGGCCGCCGCGCAGATCCAGGCGGCCGCGAATAAGGAAGGCATCAAGGGGATGGACGTCCGATCCGCCGAGGGGATGAAAGAGATGATGCGGCTGATGAGGGACGGCGGCCGGCAGGACCTCCAACGTGAGCTGCTCACCGTAAACAAGGAAATCGCACGCAACACGGCGAACACCGGCTTCGACCTCGAGGTCGCCGACTTCGCACCAGCAGCGGGGGCCTAATGGCAGAGCTAAAAGGCGAATTGGCCCGCGAGCGGTCACTCTCCGGCAAGGTCCAGGAGACCGACGCATACACGCGGTCGTTCCTGGTCAAGGCCGGCGATCTATCCGAGTCGCTGATCGACATCTCGAACGCCCCTGGTATCGCGCTCAAGGATCCGCATCCCGAGAATGACGCTATCGTCGCGATGGAATACGACGTGAAATGCGTCGACGATTCCGGCCTCCTCTTTCAGGTCGACTTCAAATACTACGCCCCGCCGCCGGACCTCCAGGAGGACGACGGCGGCCTGCCGCCGCCGGGCGCGATCGACGGCTTCGGGAAAAAGCCGATCTGGACGGCCGGGTCCAGCGTCACGACAGGGCCTGTCGCGAAGGACATCGGCGGCCAAGTCATCAAAAACAGTGCCGGCGATCCCTACGAGGACATAACGAAAGAGTTTGCCGAGTTCCGGTTGGGCGTGACGATGTACGCTTTCGCCGCCTCGGGCTGGATAACGCTTGCTCGGCTCTACACGAACGCGATCAACGCGGACACGTGGCACGGCGGCGAGCCGGGTACGTGGAAGTGTCAGGGCTGCTCGGCCCAGCTCGTCACCGAGTCGCTCAACGGCAGCTCGTACACGCTCTGGGAAATCAACTGGGAGTTTGCCTACCGATCCGACAAGTGGAATCTACAGCTCATTGACGTCGGGTACGCGGAGCGCGTCGATGAGAATGGCGAACCCTCGCAGAACGGCAACAAGCGGCAGGCGATCCGCGACCCGAAGGGGAAGCCTGTGCCCGGTCCTGTCCCGCTCGACGGGATGGGCGGCGCCGCGGAGCCGGGCGTTGTGGTCACAAACCTTTTCGATGTTTACGCGTCGCTGAATTTCGGGGGAACATTCGGCGAGATCTACCCTTGAAGAAGACGATCGCCAACAAGGGGAAGCGGCCGACCACGCTCACGAGGAGCGCCGTCAAGCGGATCGGGCGGGCGGTGAACGCCTACGAGCGGGGCGACCGCGACGTCCCGGGGCGGAAGTTCCGGCGGTTTGGTGCCGGCGGCGACGGCGAAGACGGCGATACCGTCCGCCTCGGCAAGACGACGGGGGCGTGGAACAAAGGCACGCTCGCGACGATCACGCTCTATGAGGGCGGCGTCCCGCCGGCAGAGACTGCCTCGTCGCCAGCCGAAACGCTCGCGAAGTGCGTTAACAAGTTCTCGAACGTCGAGTCGGACAAATGGGTGATCGTCGCGCTGGCGGGGAATAACGCCTGGTATTTGATCGCCGCGGAGTGCTGACGTGATTGAATCCTTCGACCCGATCTCTCTGCCGCTCTGGCTCGTCGCGCTCTGCGCGTTTGCGATGTACCCGCTAGGGATTCTGTTCTGCTCGACGTGTAACGGCTGCTCTTGTGAGAAATGCACGGGTTTAGGTTGCTGCGGATCAGAATGGCCGCGACCGATCGGCCAATGCTGCGAGGGCGTTTGGCGAACCGAAGAGGGAACGTGCTGCGGAGACGTTTGGCGAACCGGGGCTGGCATCTGCTGCGGAGGAGAGTGGCAAACCGGTACAGGCGTCTGCTGTGATTACGATTGGCACACGGGCGGCGGGACGTGCTGCGCCGCCAAGACGCTTCCGCTTGCGATCGGCGGCTGCGGGTCCGGAGCGGAAGCCAATGTGAAACTGATCGACGGGGAGCTTTCGGTAAAACTGATTTCTGGAGGTCAAGGTTACGCCGTACAGGAGCCAGAGCGCGTTCCGCCGACGCTCGCCGTGAGTGGCGGCAGCGGGACGGGCCTTGAGGTCGACCTCACCCTAGAGTCGATCGCGGACGGCTGCTCACGGCCAGCGTGGCGAATCGCGTCGCTGACCTTTTCCGGCGGGACAGGATACCGATACATCCCAGGGACTCCAGGCCGCTGGTTCGGACCTCCTGCCGGCGGTGGTGGTGGCGGCGGTGGTGGTGGCGGCGGCAACACTGGCGGTGGCGCTCCTGCAAATCCCGGCGCTGGGGACCCGCCGACTACCGGCTATATACCGCCTCGCCCCGCCCAGGACCAAGAGCCTCTGACGGTTACATGCGATGAAGGCGATGTTACGTTGGTCGCGGCGCAACTGCTCGTAACGAGCAACGCAAGCGGCGTCCCCATCCAAGTCGCCATCGTCCAGTCGGGCTTGTATTACGGCACCGGCGAAAGCCTTGAAACGTACACGGTCGCGCCGCAAGTAACCATCGCTGGTCAAGGCGATGCGGAGTTTAGCGCGACCGTTGACGACGATCCAGACAGCGCGACCTTCGGCAAAGTTACGGAGGTGGCGATTGTCAGTCCTGGGACGACATTTGAGGACTGGGACTGGGAGGAGGCGGAGCACTGGTACACCGAGGAGGGCCAGTGCTGCAAAAACGAATGGCACACGGAAGAGGGGACGTGTTGTAACAACGTCTGGTATCCAGACGACGATCCGTGCCCGGCCGGTCAGGTCTTTGTAAACAAATCCGAAACGTGCTGCGGCTGCATGGCGGATGAAGTTTACGACCCAGAGACGGAAGGGATCGTTCCCACGCTCGACAATCTGCATCTGGTCGAGTGTCTCGGCTGCAACTTGGAGGACTTCCCGTACACGCGATTTACGCCCGAAGGAGTGGACCGCGGCCCGATGGGCCGCTGTTGTCTTCCTGCCGGCGTGTGCCAATACAAGGTCGAGGCTGAGTGCGACGATCTTCAAGGAACCTGGGAGGAGAAGTGCTGCCCCGACCTGCCGCAGTGCGTCGGCCCGTGCTGCCTCGAGGACGACGACGGCGTCGCCAGTTGTGAAATTAAGCCAAAAAACGAGTGCGTAATTTTCGGCAGCGAGTCGGAGTGTGAAACGTCGTGCCAAGGGGCGTGCTGCGTCGATGGAGTCCTCGTCGGCAATTTGACGCAGGAGGAGTGCGACGAGGTCGCCGGATGCTGGGCAGGAGTTGACGAGGAAGACTGCCGGCCGGCCGACGAGTGCCGGCCGCCGTACACGTCAGACTGTTGTGAATCTGTCGTGAGCGATGCCTCGGGCCTGACGTTCACTCAGCCCCGGCGAAAGCGCTGCGACCCAACCGTCCGCCCGTGGCTCGTCACGGTCGCGGGAACGACCGACTCCGCGGTCATGATCCACGGAGTGCCGGTCGGCCAGACTGCCACGCCGGCGAAACGCTGCCCGATCAGCGTCGCCTTTCTCGTCTGCTGGGACAAGTTCAACATTGAGCCGATGCCGTGCGACAGCAATTTCAGGCGGCTGGACGTTTCCGTCTGCTGGACGCCGGCGGACGCTTCTCCGTTGACTTACCAGGAGCTGCTTAACTATTCCGGCTGTAACGACGTTACGCTCTGGCTGGGCGACTGCACGCGCAGCTGCGAAACGACGCTGACCTACGCCGGCCCGGGCGTGACGGTCGGCGCGACTATTGAGATTCGCGGCGACGCGACGATCGATGCAAACGGCGGCGCGCTGGTGCTGCCGGGATTCAGCTACGCCGCCGGTTGCGACATTACGCTCACGCTCGCCGGCACCAGCACGGCAGATAACGCAGTCGGCGCGATGGCAAACCCGTCGACAGGATTGAAAAAGGCGCTCAAGAAGACAGGCGCCGGTCGATGGAGGCTGACGGCCGCCAGCACCTTTACGGGCTCGACGGAAATACTGGCCGGAACGCTGATCGTGGCGACGAACGCGCCGATCGACGGTAACGGAGCTTTCGGTTACTCGCTCAACGGCGGCCTCGGCGGCGGCAGCTCGCCGGTCGTCGAGCTGTCCTCCGTCGCAACGCTGCTACTCGACAACGGAGCGCAGGTCGGCCGGATCATCTCCATCGCCGGCAGCGCGCGGGCGACGCTCGGCGGCGCGAACACGAGCGGCACGACACGCTTCCAGTCGGTGATGACCTTCTTCATAAACCAAGACGTTCTGATCCAAGCCGCAGGCGGCGGCACGGTGGAGTTTGCGAACGGCTGGCTGGGCGGCGCCTACGGAAACGCCGTGCCGGTCGAGAACGACTTCACGTTCGGCAGCGCGGGGCACGCCGGCGTCGTCCTGCTCTCCGGCAATCTGGCGACCACCGGCGAGGCTCGCGTCGAGTACGGCACGCTGCGCGTGACCGGCAGTATCGCCGCCGACGCCGGCGTGACGATCACCGGCAGCGGCACAGAGCTGGACTACCGCGGAACGGTGGCCCTGGCCTCGCCCGTGTCGCTTGCTCAGGGAACGCTCACCGGAGATGGGACGATCAATACCGTCGCGGCGTCCGGCTCACCGACGATCCGCGTCGACACCGGCGACGAGATCGAGATCGACGACGAGCTCTCCGGCTCGGGCACGCTGGCGAAGACCGGCGCCGGTACGCTCCGCGTTACAGGCGACTGCCCGTTTTCCGGCACGCTCAACGTCTCGGCAGGAACGCTAGACATCGACAACGGCAGTACGTTCGACGGGTCGCTTAACGTCTCGGGCGGGACACTGGCAGGGAACACGACACTCGGCGCGGTGGCGATCTCCAATTCCCCGACGGTCCTCGTGGGCAGCGGCGACGAGATCGACATCGGTGGGGCGCTATCCGGCAGCGGGACGCTGGCAAAGACCGGCGCCGGCACGCTCCGTCTGGCTGCTAGCACGTTCTCCGGAACGCTCAATATCTCGGCCGGCGAAGTGGTGCTCGAGCAGATCAAGACCAACCCGGGCGGGCTTGTTTCAACTGCCACGTTTAGTACTACCACTCTTACGGTCGCGTTCACCGGCGACCCGGAGACCGACGACGAGTTCGTCCTGCTCTCCGGGCCGACGACCCAGAGCTACACGCCGACGCTGACGGGCACGACGAAGACCGCCACGTACAACGCCAGCACCTCTACTATCACAATCGAATAATGGGCTGCACAGAACGAATACTCGTCGACGGAAAGATGGTCGAGCGGGACTGCCACAGTAAAGGCAGGCCGCAGGCCGACGGGCCGACCGCCGGTCCCGGGACCGAGCTCAAGGCGATCTTGAAGAACTGGTTCCGAGTCGAGGCCAACCTCGGCTGCTCGTGTAACGCGATGGCAAAGCAGATGGACAGTATGGGTCCGGACTGGGTCGCCCGTGACGGGATGCCGAAGATCCTCGACGCGATGCGGCGAGAGCACGCGAAGCGCGGGAGCTGGATCCCCTGGAGCGACATCGGGGCTCGGCAGCTCGTGCTCCTGGCCTGCCGCAGAGCGAGGGCGAAGACCGGCAAGTAGGAGGCAAGGATGGTTCCTCCGAAGTTCACGACCGACCCAGCCGAGGAAGACGACGACGGGCACGGCCCGGGCACGCCGGACGACGACGGATGGATCCTGCGAAAACGGAAAGGCGGCAAGGATGCCAAGCGGCCACCAGAATCCGGCGATCGACGCGATCGTCGCGCGGCTCGTAAAAGCGTTCCCCGACCACCCCGCTCGAAGCCTCGCAAGAAAACTCGTCGAGGAGACTAACGGCGCCCTGACGCTCGAAGCCGCGCGGACGAAGATCCGTACCGTGTTCGGTGTCCATTGCAAAGACCGGCGGAAATACGCGAAGTCGCCGCGGCCGCCGCGTCAGCCGGGCCAGACGATCGCCATGCCGAAGAGCTGGGCCGAGCCCTGGACGCCGTACGTCCTCGAGGTCGTCGGCCGGGTCGGCATCCTCTCGGATGTGCACGTCCCCTACCACGACGAGATCGCCCTCCGGGCCGCGGTCGACCGCCTGGCCGGCGAGCGGATCGACGCCCTGGTCCTCAACGGAGACTGTGCCGACTTCTACGGGATCAGCCGCTGGGAGAAGGACCCGTCGAAGCGCGACTTTAAAGGCGAGCTCCAGGCGGTCCGCGACTTCGTCGCGTGGATCCGCGGGAACTTCCCCGATATCCCGATCGTCTATAAGAGCGGCAACCACGAAGAGCGGTGGAAGCACTGGCTGTGGCAGCACGCCCCCGAGATCTCCGACGAGCCGATGATGTCGCTCGTCGCCTGGCTCAAGCTTGGCGACCACGGCGTCGAGCTGGTCGAGGACCAGCGGCCGATCATGGTCGGGAAGCTGCCGGTGTTGCACGGGCACGAGCTGCCGAAGGGGATGGCGGCCCCGGTCAACGTCGCACGCGGGGCGTTCCTGCGGACATTGGCCTCGGTCCTGGTGGGACATTCCCACCGCAGCAGCGGCCACGCCGAATCGGACATGTGGCACGCGGAGACGTTCTGCTGGAGCACCGGCTGTCTCTGCGACCTGACGCCGCAATACGCTGTTATAAATCGGTGGAATCATGGCGGCGCTATCGTGACGGTCCACGCCGACGGCCAGTACGACGTGGAAAACTTCCGCATCTCCGGCGGCAAGGTCCGGTCGTCGTGATCCTCACCGAGGAGCAGATCGTCGACGCGATCCACGCCGCGCGGCGGTTTTCCGGGGCTTACACCGGGACGAGTGGCACGTTAGCCTCGTACGT